ATGCTCGGCAGCTATAACGCCGGGCCTGGTCATATCATCAAAGCTCAGAAGATTGCCACACTTGCCAATCTGCCCTCCGACAAATGGCAGTCCATCACCATGGCCCTGCCGGAAGTGACCGGCCGTCATTCGAAGGAAACCATCGACTATGTAGCAAAAATCGAGCGGCTTTACGAGCAGCTCACAACCAGGGAGAAGACAGCATGAAGGGATGGAAAACCTGGCTTGCCGCCGCGTGTACGGCCGGTCTTGGCGTGGTGAGTTTGATGAACGGTGACACCGCCACCGGAATGCAACAGCTGACAGCGGCGCTGGCCTTGATCGGTATCGGCCACAAGATCGAGAAGGCGAAACAATAAATGGATCAGTTCGACCAGGCTCAGGAGTTGGATGCCCAGTTTCTAAAACAGGCGTTGTCCCTGCAGGCACGGGTTGCGGGTTTTTCCGGAGTGTCCAGGACAAACTGTATCGATTGCGGTGACGAGATCCCCGAAGCACGTCGAACGTTTTTGCCGGGAGTCAGCCACTGTGTTGATTGTGCCACAAAGCTAGAGGAAATCGAAAGGAGGAGACGATAGTGTCACCGGCAGAGATCACCGCCCTTTTAAACTCACTATCTACCCTGGTAGGCGTCACCGGCACAACGCCGATCATGACGCTCTGCCTTGGGGTGTTGCTCGGCCCTTGGCTTGTGCTGGTCATTATCTCAATTTTCCAGCATAGGCGATTCGAGGCAGTGGTGACAATGTACAACAACAATTTTGCCCAGGTTGAAGGGATTAAAGACTTGGCCGGAAATTACAGGGAAATGGCGAAAGACGATCGCGAAACGGTGGTCTGGGCCGCCGCCGAAGTGCAGGCGCTGCGCTCGGCTATCGAGGGGAATATGCACTGCCCACTCATCCGCAAAAACGCAAAGCCAAAGGATATCCAAGATGAGTCATGAAAGGTTGATGATGCAGGGCAAGCTGGCAGGCCTCAAGGCCAAGCGCACCCAGCTGCAGATGAAAGGCAAGGGACTGTGCCGGTCGATAGCTCCGGCAATCAACCCGCACCTGCTGGAGATCGAGGACATGGAGATTGCTTTGGCCGCACAGCAGATGGATGAGCTGGTCATGGTCCAGGCGGACCTGCTCTCGGTCAACACCCAGATCCACTCACTGGAGAAAGCCCTTGGCAACTAAAGGCGACAAGGCGGTGCTCGGTCACCAGGCGCAGCGGCTATATGCGGACGGCCATAACCTGTCGGCGATCGGCGAGCAGCTGGGCGTCTCGGTAACGAGCCTTGCCCGGTGGAAGGCGGATAGCAAAGACCCGAACCAGACCATGGACGAGTGGGACCGGGCGAGGAGCCAGAAGCGCGGCAACATCCAACGGCTGCGTGATCTCTTTGAAGATCAGCTTGCTCACCTGGAGGAATGTACTCCCGAGAATCGCACCGCCCAGAAGATGGACGCATTAGCCAAAATGGGCGCGCTGCTCGAGCGCTGGGACAAAATGGAGAAGGCGCACAGGGTGGCCGAAGAAGTTGTCACCGAGATCAAGAAAGAAAAAGGCGGGCTGTCCGATGCTACGGTTGACGACATTCGCAGGCGTATCCTGGGCATAGGTGAATGATGGAAATCGGCGCGCGCATAAAAGACCGGACCCCGGCCGTCCTGCTGCCATATCAGCAACGGTGGGCAGCAGACAATGCCACGGTCAAGGTATGCGAGAAGTCGCGGCGGATCGGTTTGTCCTGGTCCGAGGCCGCTGACAATACGCTCTATGCCGCATCCGCCGCCGGTGATGACGTCTGGTATATCGGCTACAACAAGGACATGGCCGAAGAGTTCATCAACGACTGCGCGGCCTGGGCCAAACACTATCAATTCGCTGCCGGTGCCGTCGAGGAGTCGGTGCTGAAAGATGAAGACAAGGACATCCTGATTTTCCGGATCACCTTCGCCTCCGGCAATCGGATCGTCGCCCTTTCCAGCCGCCCGAACAACCTGCGCGGCAAGCAGGGTCGGGTCATAATCGATGAGGCAGCATTCCACGACAACCTTGCCGAGCTGTTGAAAGCAGCGCTGGCTCTTCTCATGTGGGGTGGCCAGGTCAGGATCATCTCTACCCATGATGGTGACACAAATCCCTTTAACGAGCTGGTGAATGATATCCGCGCCGGGCGCAAGCCATACAGCCTGCATCGAATCGATTTCGATGACGCTTTAAACGAGGGTTTATACAAGCGGATCTGCATGCGCAAAAAGAGCGTGTGGAGCGAGGAGGCACAAAAGGCCTGGCGGGCGGAGATTGTTACCTCCTACGGCGATGACGCCCAGGAGGAACTTTTTTGCATACCTGCTCAAGGCTCAGGCACATACCTTGCCCGCACCATGATCGAGGGATGTATGTCGGATGAGATCCCGGTCATCCGCTACGGCCAGACCGACGAGTTCAACGAAATGAGTGAAGAGCATCGGAGCAGTGTTATCGAAGCCTGGTGCGAAGATGTGTTGGAGCCTTTGCTGGCAGGACTCGACCCAAACCGGCAGACCGTCTTCGGCGAGGATTTTGCCAGAACCGGCGATCTGACCGTTATCCTGCCCCTGCAGGAAACCCAGGGGGCAACCTGGCGGGCGGTCTTCTTGCTCGAACTGCGCAATATGCCTTTCCATCAGCAACGCCAGATCCTGTTTTTCATCATCGACCACTTGCCCAAGTTTCACCATGGCGCACTCGATGCTCGCGGCAACGGTCAATACCTGGCTGAAGTCGCCATGCAGAAATACGGCATCGAAAAGATATCCCAGGTGATGCTGTCGGAAGCCTGGTACCGGGAAAATATGCCGAAGTACAAAGCAGCCTTTGAAGATAAGTCAATCCTGCTGCCAAAAGACGCAGACGTGATCGAGGATCACCGGGCCTTCAAAGTCATCAACGGGGTAGCCAAGCTTCCTGCAACCAAAAACACCGGACAGGATAATACCAAGCGACACGGAGACTCCGGAATAGCCGGGGCGATGGCGGACTTTGCCATTAGGCAGGAAGGCGGGGAAAAGTTAATTGAATTCGAATCAACCGGCAGACGGTGCGCAAGCTTCGATATGTCCGGGTTCATGGGGCGGTAAATATGGCAGAAACAACGCAACAGCAAACCCGGGGCGCGGTGCCGATAGCCGACGAAATCGCGGTCATCACCAAGGACATCGACATTACCGAGGGCTATTTCCTCGACAACCCGGACAGCACGGTCCTGACTGAATCGAAAGGCAAAGGGCTGAAGCTCTATGACGAGGTCGATCGTGATGCGCATTCCGGCTCGGTCCTGCAGACCAGGTACCTGGCCGTTGCCGGTGAGAAATGGGAAGTCACTCCCGGCGCCGATGACGATCGTTCTCGGGAGATCGCCGCTTACGTCACCAAGGTATTAAAAAACTGCAACCTGCTGCAAGCGGCCCAGGAGCTGCTGCAGGGCATCCTGTACGGCTACTATGTCGGTGAGATCATGTGGGTGGAACTGGATAAGAAAATTGTCCCGGCCAGGATCCTGGCCAAGCACCCCAGGCGCTTCGGCTTTTCCAAGGCGCGTGAACTGCGGATGCTGACCAAGGCCCAGCCCCGCGAGGGTGAGGCGGTACCGGAGCGCAAGTTTATCGTCTTCTCGTACGGCTCAAGCGACAACCCTTACGGCAAGGCCCTGGGCCAGCGCCTGTGGTGGCCGGTGTGGTTTAAAAAACAGGGCATTCGGTTCTGGCTCATCTTCCTGGAAAAATTCGGCATGCCCACAGGTGTCGGCAAGTATCCTGCCGGTGCCAAGGATGCCGACAAGAAGACTTTAAAAGACGCGGTCGCGGCCATCCATTCCGAAACCGGCATCATCATTCCGGACACGATGGTAGTCGAGTTGATGGAGGCGTCGCGCGGCGGCACTGTCACGTATGAATCGCTCTGCGACTACATGGACCGGCAGATCAGCAAGGCTGTCCTCGGCCAGACGCTGACCACTGAAATGTCATCCAGCGGCGGTTCGTATGGGGCCTCTCAGACCCACGATGGGGTACGCCAGGATATCAAAGAGGCGGATGCCGGGATGCTCGCCGAGTGTTTCAACGAGACGCTGATCAAGTGGCTGGTCGACTACAATTTTGCCGGAGTCATCGACTATCCGAAGTTCGGCTATATCACCGAAAAAGAGTCGGTCTTGAAAGAGCTGGCCGAACGCGATGCGATCCTGGTCGGCAAGATCGGCGTCAAGGTGGCTCCCGACTATTGGTACAAAACCTTCAACCTGCCGGAGCCCGAGGGTGGGCCTACCGTTATCACGCCCGTTACCGGCTATGCTCCGCCTGAATTTGCCGAAAAGGCGATTGTGGAGAGCAAGAAAATATTCTCGCCCGCACAGCAGGCGCTGGAGGATCAGGGCGCGGCCTCGACCGGCACTGACCCGCTTGCCGGAAATGAAAAACAGATTTTGAAAATCGTCCGGGCGGCAAACAGCTATGAAGAGGCAATGGATGGGCTGCTGGCCTTTTATCCTCAGATGGATGTCAGCCGCCTGCAGATCGGGCTCGATAACGCCATGATCAATGGCCAGCTGCTGGGCCGCAAGATGGTGCAGGATGGCGCTTGATAAATCATTCAAACTGCCCATGCATGGGGCACAGGCCTTCTGGCGCGACAAGGTCCAGCTGGAAGCGGATGAGTTCAAGGCTCTCGCCGATGAAGTCAAGGGCCGGGCCTTCGCCGTCTCGGGCATTGCCAAGGGCGATGAGCTGAACACGGTTTTTCAGGCGCTGCAGCAGGCAATTGACGAGGGTACCAGCTTTGCCCAGTTTCGGGAGGATTGCGAAGAGATCTTTGCCCGGCGAGGCTGGCATGGCAAGACCCCATGGCGGGTGGCCAATATCTTCCAGACCAATATCCAGACCGCCTATAACGTCGGGCGCTATGACCAGCTGCAGGCCGAAACGGATGTCCTGCCCTACTGGATGTATGACGCCATTAACGACGGCGTTACCAGGCCAACCCACCGGGACATGGACGGCAGGGTCTATCCGGCCAACCATCCGATCTGGAATAGCTGGTATCCGCCCAACGGCTACGGCTGTCGGTGCTCGGTGTCAGGTCTGACACAGGACCAGGTGCAGGCGAGGGGCTTGAATCTCGCCACGGAGAACCCCGCGACCGGAGAAACCGAGCTGGTGAATACCGGCACCGGGGCGGTGCGGGCGACGGCGCAGGTCACCCCGGATAGGGGTTTTGATAACAACCCGGGCAAGGACTGGTGGCAGAACACTGAAAAGATCATCCGCGAGCGGCTGAAAAACTACCCGCCGGAGCTGGCTAAATTGGTCGAGGCGGAACTTGGAGAATTTTTGGAGAAGAAAACGCCGTAAATGCCCTGTAAGCGAATTTACCGGGGGTGCGCTTGGTCGTGCAGGATAAGGGGCGTCCGTCAAGCACAGAAAAAATTAAACATGTTTTAAACACACATTCCGATGATCAGCCCAGGCATAAAAATAGATGACCGCGAATTGCAGAAGGTCTGCACCAAGATCGTCCAGCGAGGCGCAAACAAGAAGGACGGACTGCGCATCATCGGCGCGATCGCCCGGGAGTCCATCCGCTACAACTTCAGGGCGGGTGGCAGGCCGAATAAATGGGTGGCCTCAAAGCGGGTAACCGGCAAGCGCGGCCAGACGCTGCGCAAGAGCGGCCGGCTGCAGAACTCGATCACCTCGACCATCGCCGGGGATCGGGTCATTGTCGGCACCAATGTGATCTATGCCGCCGTCCATAATTATGGGGCCAAGAAGTTTTCCTTCGGCACGGTGGTGGCGAAGATCCCGGCGCACAGCAGGAAAAACCCGGCGGGCGATATCAAAGCCGGTCGGAAAAAGGTGGCGGGCGGAGTGAGCTTTGTCCGGGCCCACACCAGGACGATGAAGCTGCCCTGGGGCGATATCCCGGCCCGGGAGTTCATGGTGCTGCAACAGGAGGATATTGTCTCGATCGAAGCGGCAACTGCAAAACACATCATAGGAGGCTGAGAAGCTGAAATGCCAAAGTTTAAAGGGTTTGACGATTTCATAGAGATTTTTCGGGGCGGCAGGCAGGTGGATTCGGCCGGGGTGGAGCGTGACGGCAATGCAATTATCGATAAGGCGGTTATCGCCTTCTCCGCCGCAAAACATGAACCGCCGCTGGTGGTAGGGCACCCGAAGGACAACAGCCCCGCCTTTGGCTGGGCCGAGGCACTGAAGAGCGTGATCCAGCCGGACGGCACCAAGGTGCTGCTGGCCAAATTCAAAGAGGTCGCTCCGGA